CTATTGTTTTTGTTTCTTGTGTTGGTGTTACTAATTCTGCTATTTCATTGCTTACATTAGATTTTAATTCTGAAACTTTATCTTCTCCCATAGCATCTCTTGTCCAATTTGTTACCTGTTCAATTGTTAGATTAGTAAAAGCAGTAAAGCTAGAAAGATCAGAAGTGTCTAAAACTTGTGTGCCATATAAAGTAGCAGTTTGTGCATTACCATCAGCATCGTTATTGGCATCATCTGTTCCTGTTAATCGCCAATGCACATTAAAGACAGTATCTTCATTGCCATCAATGGTTTTTACATCTACAGTTTTACAATCCCAAGTATAATTTATTGCCATAATAACCTCTATCCACAATATAAAACTACAGGAATTGTATAACTGCCATCATCATAAATATCTCTTTTTTGAGTTGATGTTACTTTTCCTATTGTTTTGCTTTTTATTAAATCATCATCTTGTACTTTAGCAGTACCATCACCATTGGAAACAAGTAAGTCACCTATCTCAACTGTTACATCTTTGTTTATTCTGCAAAAAGAAGCGCCTAAACTTGATATTAATTCACCTGTTTCATCTTCGTGATTTGCAAAATAAACACCATAAACATTTTTAGATTCTTCTGAGTCTGATATTTTTGCTTTAGAAAGATGCTTTCCTGTAGTAAATTTATCTTCTACTAAATCACCTGTAAATTCCATTACAGTTCCTAAAAGTATTTCATTTTCTGCTGTTTCAGTATAGTGAGAACCCATAAAATTTCCATAAGTTACAAACCCACTAGAAACACTTATAGTTCCAATGATACTACTATCTCTTGAAAAATAAATTAAAGCGCCATCATTTGTTAATCTGTTAAGGTTCATTAATTCATTTCCATTGGCAGTCAAAGTCATTGAACCACCTGAACTAATTCTGCCACCTGTTGCACCAAAACTGTCAGATGTTTTGCCTACTAAAAAAGAACCTGTTGATAATAACCTTAATCCCTCTACGCCATTAGCCATAAAAGCTAAAGCATTATTTGAACAATCATAAAATATTCTACCTTCTCCACTTTCAGCAGAAGTGCGGTTAAATCTCACTTGAGGAAAAGAACTTGTACCACCATTTATACTTACAGAAGCATCGGCGCTTGATGTGCTTCCAACTGATATTTCGTGTTGTGGTGCTGTAAGTCCAATACCGAGAAAACCTGACGAACTTAACCTCATTTTTTCAGTTGAGGCAATATTGAATTGCAAACTAGAACCATCTATTTCAAAAGGTGAACTAGCATTTGCCGCATCATTAAAACAGTTTATTTTTACACCACCAGTAACAGACGTTGAGTTTTGAAATGCTGCATTACCATCAGCTTGAGTTTTTATTTGAAAAGTTCCGACAGGATCGCAATTTATACCTACATTTCCACCATTTTCAATAGTAACTAAAGTATTTGTGCCAATGGTCGAGCCTGTACCAATTTTTAGAAAATCATCAGTATCATCTAGACCAATATAAAAATCTTGTGCATTTCCATCAAATATTAATGCTGTATCTTCTGCACCACCATCACCTATTGTTATTTTTGGAGTTGTTCCTTTTAAGACTAAATGACTATTTGTCAGAGTCATTACATCAACAGCACCTACTCTAAAATCTATTTGGTCATCTGTATCTGCGGTTATTGACGTATCAGCATCAGCATCTAAAATTACTTCGCCACCATTTACATCTAAAGTTCCTGTAGTGCTTAAATTACCATTAACTGTCAAACCACCTGATGTTGAATTATCTGCTGTGATTGATAAAGGCAAAGTAATCCAAGCATTGTTGGCAGAATTTCTAAGCTTCAATACATTAGCAGATGTATCAATCCACCATTCATAAGCAAATGTAGTAGATGGTTCTGATGAACCTGAGTTGTTAGATACAATAGCATCTAAAGCATTATTCAAGTCTGCTCTAAAGTTTGCACCTGATTGGTTAGCTATATCGTAATCGTGTTGAGCCATTAAAAACCTCTTGCTATATAGTCAAATGTTCTAGCGACAATTGTACCACTACTGTTCTTGAAAGTAATTGTAAAACCTGTGCTGGACACACTTGTTATTTCGTAAAAATCTCCACTTGCCATATTCTGTGCAGTAACAGCAATTTTTGGAGTAACTAAAAATCCCTCACCAAAAGTAACACCTAAAGCACTTGTGCTTGATGTTAATTGTTGTGTATCAAACTTTTGAAACGCTTCTAAAGTTGCAGACAAGGATGTGATATAAACTTGGTGTGTTATATCACCTGATGTTACTTGTAATCTAAATTTAAAAGCACGACCAAAGTAATTACCGATTCTAAAGTTTTGGAAATCACTAAATGTTGGCGAACCACTAGGATCATCATTGGTTGTTGCTATTTGCAATTGAACTTCTACATCATCATAAGTATTTAAATCAAAAGATTCATAATCATCAACATTTCCTGAACGTGTATCTATAAAGTCTGATGTGGAATTAGTGGTAAAAGCAAATGCAGAACTCAATCGGTAAGAAGCCGCCGCAATACCTGTGTCAATAACATTTGCAAAATCATAAGTACCTGATAAATCTACCCCACCAGCGGCATCAATCAAACCAACTTCATCAATTAATCCTAACGAGTCAAACAAAGTATCTGCTTCTAGTTTTAATTTATCATCTACAACAACTAAGTTAGACTTAGTTCCAGCAAAAGATGGATTTTCTGTCCTTGTTAAAAATTGTGTAGATTGAAATAAATCAGGTGTAACTGTATTAACAACTGTTGTCGCATTAGCAGATTTAACGCCTGTAGAATCAACAGCTTTGATTAGATAAGTGCCAACTAACAATGGCACTTCTGTTGAATTTGCAATACCTGATACAGCTTCGCCTATTTGTGTTGATTGCGCCCAAACTGCACCTGATGTCAATGAATTATGTCTTATTTCATAAAAGCCACCAATCTTAACATCTAAGTCTGTAGTTGGTGTCCAACTCAAAGTTGCAGTATTAGAATCTGCTCTTAAAAATAAATTGCTTACATCAGAAGGTACTGCGGTTAGTCCATAGATTCTTTGTGTAGTAGATGAAAATTCTGATGCTACACCAACAGTATTTACTGCTCTTACTCTAAATTCATACAAAGCTGGTTCAATATCGAAGAATTCAAAGTTAGTACCTTGCGATGTTCCAGCACCTTGAAAAGATGCTTCTGTAGACTTTTTAAACTCAACATCATAATGATCTATGGTAACTCCTAAATCTTCCCATTCTGTGTTTACTGAAGTTCCAAAAGTAAGTATGGCTTTTGCTTTTACACCTGAACCCTGTGTTGTAGTAAATAATTCTTCTGTTACAAAATTTATAGCTGGTGTATTGACTACTGGTAGAGTAGAAAAGTTTTTTACTTCAAATATCTCAGTAGCAAAATCAGAATAAACTCCTAGCCTGTTTTTTGCTCTTACAGCTACAAAATATTGACCTTCTTCTAATTTATCAATGGTAAAACTTTCAGTAACACTTCTGCCTTCAAAATCATAACTAGGTTTATTTGCAAAGCGAACTGAGTTTAATCTGTTAATACCTATCTCATAAGATTCAACAGAAGATTTATTTGGTTGTGTCCAATTGATAGTTACCCTATTAAATAATGTAGGTGGTATTGCTATCAATTCCTCTGATGGTGTAGATATTGCTGGTTTATCTACAAATGAAAAATTAGGTAAGTTGGTATTAGGTGAAGTATCTTCTGCTTGTATCAAGCCAAAATCATAAACATCATCATCATATTCTCTTGCGGTAATATCTACTTCATCATTATTTTTTATAGCAAGTTTCATAATCTTAAACTTTTTGCCCTGATTAGAATTAAGTGTATTCCATCCTAAAGATTCTAATGAAATAAAAACTACATCACCTATTTCTGCTCTAAGTCCAACAATGGTTGATGTAAATTTAAAGACCAATGATTGTCTTGATTGTTTCATGTTAATTGTAGAAATCATTTGCGCCCTTTCCATTTGGTCTGTAAATGGAAGTTCAATTGCTCTTTCAAGACTTAAACCATTATCTTCTGTTTTGAATGTTGAACTTTCGACAATGGCAAAATCACCTTGCATATCACGATTCCTGTTAAAGAAGTTTGCTCTCACTTTATTGGCTTTATATTCCTTACCGCCCAAAGCCAATTCAAAAGCACCAACAATATTATCTTCGTCAAAAGTTTGAACTGCTGTACCTGTATCGTCAATAAGTAATTTATATTTACCGCCTGAAAATATTAAAGAACCTCTACAACATGTAAGAAGTTTTTCAATATTATCTAAGGCTTTATTATTAGTATTTAATATGCCATTACAGGTATATTTTTTTTGTGTTACGCCACCTACTGTAACTTCGGTATCACAAATATTTCTTGCAGTAGTAAATGAAGTTGAATCAATTTGCGAAGTTGGTATTGATCTACCATAAATTGTATTGGTCAAATAATCTTCAATGCAATCTGCTGGATTGTTACTAAATACTTTGTATGTAGTTCCACCTGATGTTGTGCTTCTTGTTTTTTTGCCAATTACATCAAAATTTACTTGTGGTATTCCTGTATTACCAAATACTTCAGGTTCAAACTTGAACCTTACAATTGCATACGCAACACCTTGTAATCTATCTGAAGATGTCCAAGCACCACTTGTCTCTGAAATTAAATCTTGATCTGCTGTTTGTGTTGTTGTGCCATTGTATATTTCATATTTTAAAATGCCTTCATACTTTGGTTTGTGAATATTTTCCATACCAAAAACAGATATACCACCAACCAAACCGCCTTCACCTTCATTGATAGTTACACTATTTACTGCATCTGTAAGAGAAGTATCATATAGATCAGGTGTGGTATTAACCTTATCATTGTTTAAATAGACTTGGCTTACACCTTGTATCTCACCTTCTGCAATTGCATAAACCACATGCAGAAATTCATTATTATCACCTGATACATGATAAAAAATTGGTGTACCACCTACTCTTCTTTTACCATAAATTACAGGTAAAGGATTTGTTGAGCCTTGTTGATTCGCTAAAGCTGAACGTGCTTGTGCTGACATATTATCAGGAAAGTCCATGCTCATAGCACCTAGTAATTGACTTCCAGCGTAAGCACCAACAACTACTGTAGCTACACCAATAGCTATTAATGTACCTGTAGCAACTGTGGCAGTTATTCCAAGAGAAGCTACAACAGCACCACCAATACTAGCAAATACAGGTGCTAATGCTGGTAAAGCAAAAATACTACCTGTAAAAAATAAAGCTGTTATAAATAATATTATGTTTCTAATTTTCATTACTAAATCTATATGCAGAATCAAAGTCGTTAAAATCAGATATTGGCAAAATTGCTGTACCTATTTGTTCATCTACAGATGCCATTTTACTACCAATACAAATATGACATGAATCCCAATTTTCATTATGCTTAACCAATATATCGCCAAATATAGCTTTGCTAGGATGATATTCTTTCATGCCTAATTCCAAACATCTGCCTGATATTCTTTGGGCAAATTCTTTTTGAAATTTGATTGCGCCTTTTTTTGTAGAATATTTTTGATAAATTATTTTTAATAAATCTGTACCTAATACCTTATCAAAGTATTCAACAATAAATGTATTGCAATCATTAGTACCCCATGCAAAAGGTTCATTCAATTTTGATTCAATGTATTTGTTTGCTTTTAATTTATCTATCATCGTATTTCTGTTGGTAGATTTATTCTGCTTCCTGATGAACCATAATTAACTGTTGATGTAGCTTTTACAGGTCTTTCTAAAACACTATCACCACCACCACCAAATTCTGAAGCTGTAGCACTTTCAGATAAAGTAATTGTAAAATAGTCTGTATTGGAAGCATCAACTACAGTATGTGATTTATTTAATAAACTTCTATCTAAGCCACCAACATCATCCAAGCCTTCCAAAGTTATCGTATCGCTGTTTGCCAAGCCATGACTTCTATAATGAACTTTTACAGTTGCAGATGAAGCTGTAGTTTCTATTGGATTAGTTCTAATAATTTTTCCATCTAAACGAACTGCATCACTACCACTTCTTGCGGTACTTGTTGCTGTTGTCGAAACAACAATTGTAACTGTATTTTCTGTTATAGCTGTAACAGTATGTGCTTTGTTTATATCGGAAGCTGGTACACCACCAACTGCTGTAGCACCTGAAATAGTAATTGAATCGCTGACAGCAATATTATGTTCTGCAAAATCTATAACCAATGATGTTGAGCCTGATGTAGTTTTTAAAGCATCAGCTAAAATAATATTTTTTTGTGTTACTGCAACTGTAAGTGTATCTGTAGTTCTTGCAGTTATTTTCTGATCTAACTCAAGGATTCTACTTGCTATGCCACCAACAGATGTTGTTTCTAAATTGAAAGAAACTGCTTCTCCTACTTTGGCAAAGTTATCCGCATTGACTGTGATTGAATTAGAGCCTGATGTAGTTTGTATCAATACAGGTGCAACCAATTCATCATCAACTGTTATTTCACTACCGCCAAACTTTCCTGATTTTACAGATGTTACTGTGTTCGGTACTGCAATTGTAAAACCAAAACCATCTGAATCTATTGAAGTGATTGCATGAGTTCCAGCACCTTCTGAAAAATTGATTGCAGAACTTAAAATAAATTCACCATCATCAAATGTTTTGGATTCAAAACCATTTATCTTAACTTGTTGTCCTACAGAAAAATTAGAAGTGCTTCTATTTGCATAATTGATGTGTATTCTTACTGAACCTGATTGCAAACTAAATGATGGATTGGTTGGTCTTATCTCTCTAAAAATACTTTTTTGCGCTGGTGAAGTATTATTGATTGGAGATGTCGAAGAACCTTGTGTTGATACACTAGAACTGCCACCACCTGATGCAGTAGCACCTGTAGTCATTCCCCAATTCAATTCTTTTACTACTACAGAACTAAATCTAAATCCTGTATCACCAGCAAAGAAACTTTGTTGAGATTCATTATTTGTAAATCTTGTATTGATTCTGTCAAAGTCCACAAATAATGAACTCGCTTGTACTGCTACTGTACTTGTTCCAGCTTCTACATCTTCTTTGATTACAGGATTATTTAATCTGCCATCAAATATTAATAAAGGATCAGAAACCAAAGCATCGTTACTATCTAAAAATGCTTTGTAAATTTGTACTGTTCTGTCTAAATAACCACCTGATAAAAATAAATTTATGTATGTGGTATCAACTCCTGATAAAGAAATACTTATGGTTTCAATATTGGCTTCATTGGTTTCAACAATATCAGAAAAAGCTAAAAAACTTCCTGTTGGTGTATAAGTATCTGAATCGTAAGTTACAGGAATATAAGCATCAGACAAAAAATAACTGACATCATCAAAAGATAATTTTACTAAATGAAAAGGTTTGTTTGCAGATTTAACAATCTCTGTTTGAAATGCGCCTGTACTTCCTCTATCCATCTCATTAAAACACTTCTATTAAAGTCATGCTAAAACCAAATAAAGCAGTAGTATCAGTAGCAAATTGTGTAATATCTTCGGTAAAAGAAACAGTAAAAGGTACTGCTGAAAAAACTATGGTTTCATCATTAGCAACTGCATTTAAAAGATTAGGTGCAAAATTTAAGGTGGCATGACTTGTACCATCTGCATCCATATCAGCAGTAGCCATATATACTTTTGAATGACCGCTAAATTTAAAGAAATCACCAGCTTTTATAATGCCTGATTCTGAAGCTGTAAGACCATCTATAGTCGCTGAATTTGCACCAACCGACACCGCACCATCAACTACAGGAGATTCGCTTGTATCGCCTTGTGATGTGCTTATAACAGGTGGAACATAAGTAAAGGTTTCAAACTGACCTTGTTGCTTCATAGCAAAAGCGTAAATAGGTGCAAACTCTGATCTAGTCATCGGTGGAAACTCCACTTCTAATGACCATCTTTGTCCACCTCTTCTTCTTACTTGTCTTTTTAAATTTTGTGTAACAGAAACTAAAGTAGGCTCTATAGATTTAATATTTACGCTACTTGCCGCTGGTGATGTTGGAAAACTGCCACTCATGTTACAAAACCTCGCCTTCCTCTTTTATTAAATTCACTTTCTATTATGGCAGATATAGTTGGTGCATTTTCTGTAATTGCTTGAAGTGTATCTCTTGAATCAAAGGCTTGAATGTTGTAGGTAATGTTTATTGGCATACCACCTCTGCCACCTTTTCTGTGATCTATGACAGTTTCATTGGGATGTAATATTGCTGGAAAGCCACCTCTGCCATCTACACCGCCTGTTCTTGAGCCAAAGCCTGTAAAACCACCGCCTTCTGCTACAGGCATACCAGCAGTATTTATATCACCTACAAAACCTGCCATCCCTTTCTTTCCAAAAAGACTACCAAGACCACCTGTGATTGCATTGAACATACTTTCTATAACAAATTTTCTAATTGCTATTCTTAACAATTCTTTAATAACAAAATCTGCAAAATCTTTAAAAGATAATTTACCTTTCATTAAGCCATCAACAATAGTATCTTCAAATTTTTTCATTGATGAAACTATAGTATCTCCAATCATAGTGCCTGTAGTTTTAAAACTTTCACCAAATGTAGATAATGGTGTTTGTATATCAGCAACCATTTGTCTTAACTTTTCTTCAAAGCCAGTTAGCTTATCTTTTGCTGTATCTATTGGATTTTTACCATCAGCATCACCTAAAGTTAAATTTAAACTTTCTCTAAGTTTGTTTAAATTTGTTATTCCAGCTTGTATAGATTTACTAGGAACAATCTCACCAAAAATATTTTCAAATGATTTGCCTGTGCTTTCAGTAAGTTCGTGAAATCTTTTTTTGAAATCATCAATATTTCTGCCAAAAATTAAAGCTAAAACATTGAAAGTATGACCTAAACCATCAAAAGCAAGACTTAAAGTTTCTACAGTAGCAACCATTAATCTAAATGTTTTTTGAAATTGCATCCTAAAATCGTCTAATGCTTGTAGAGAAGCTATAACACCATCAACAATGCTTACAGCAATATTTCTGCCTAATTGCATGGCATTTATTTCAGATAAAGTAGTTTCAAAGTGATCTGCAATTTTATCCAAAGCTGGTAAAAAAGCTGTAGTTATGGCATCTCTAATAACTCTAAAAGTAAAACCTATTCTTGATAATCTGTCGTTAAATGCTTCTGTTGCTGATATTGTTTTGCCATCTAAAATTAAACCTAATTCTTTTTGTTTTTCAACATAAAGTTCAAAGGCTTTACCACCCATCAAAATAGTATTAGTAAGTTCTTGACCAGCACGACCAAATAACAAAGCTAAGTCTGCATTTCTGAGAAATATATCTCCGCTTTGTTTCATACCTTCCATCATTTGAAACAAAACTTCGTTAAAAGATTTTTCTTCGCCTGTGGCGGTCATTAAAGACACGTTATAGCGATCAAAAATATCTGTATAAGTTTTTAAGCCTTTACGACCTTCACCAACCATTTTGGCAAATTTTTGAATCGCTTTGTTTGCAGTTTCAATCGAAGCACCTGATTGAATAGCAGATAATTGAAAGGCTTGAATAACATCGGTTGTTGCACCTGTCCGAGATGCTATCTTGCCAATAACATCTATGTAATCAAAAGATTTTTTAAATAGAACAGTTAATGCACCAGCAACAGCACCAATACCAGCGGTAAGCATACCAAAGGCTTTAAGTGCTTTGCCAACTGCATTTTTAACTCCATCTAAACCTCTTTTGACAGTATTGAATACTTTTTGAGTCTTATTGACAGCAGAAATGACAATGTTTAATTTACCTAAGTTACCCATTTCTTTCCATTCTTTTATTCATTTCGTCTAAATATGCTAACCAATAAACAAACTCCTCTACAGTCATGCTCTTTTGTAACTGTTGAACTGTCATGCCGAGCCTGTCCGCAAGAGCAAACATAGCAAATAAGTCAGAATCGGCTTTTACTTTTCCTGTGCTTCTTCAGATGTAACACTACCTAAAATTTCAGATGCAACATTAGACAAAACTTCCACATCAGCTTTTGTCATAAGAGTTTCCTTATCAGCTAATGTGAAAAGTTTGTTGCCATCTGCATCAAGACTTTTGGTAATGATTGCATAAACCATGACTTCTAAATCACCGCCATTTGCCATTTTGTAGAGTTTTTTAGACTCTTGTAATGTTAATGGTTTTGTAAAAATTTCTAAAGGTTGATCTTCTGTTCCCCATTCTTTGACTTCAATTTTTTTTATTTCTTGAGAATCAAAGTGAGCAACGACATTGTCTATCGCTTTAGTCATTATTAGTAAGTACCAATAGTTAATGCACCTGTTCCTTGAAATGCAATTGACATTTCAACAAGTCCATCATGTGCCGCAGTTCTAGTAATATCAGTTACGATAGCACTACCTGACAATTTGTATGCACCGCTTCCTGTTCCTTCAGGTGCTAAATTCAAAGTGAATGAAGAACCTATAGTTAAAGAAACCTGACCTGAACTATCAGTATCGTCAAAAAATACATCAACTGATCCTGAAAATTCAGTAAGAGTAGCTTCAAAAGTCTTTGCTGAGTCACCCATAGAAGTAGATTCTGTAGTGTCACCTGTTTGAGTGATACTGTAAGACCTAACTTCAGCAATAGAATTACTGCCTGTTTGTACTACACCAGCTTTACCTGTAAATACCGCCATTATTAATCCTCTTTAGATTTTGTTTTAATTTTAGACTCTCCTTCAAGAGTCCACCCATTTGCTTTCAGATTTTCAACTTCTGAGTCAAAAACAGTTACTTTGCTTTTGCCATCAGGAGAAATCATTACATTTTTATCCATAATAAAAAACCTCACAATGCAACATCTGCTGTTGTTTCTGTTGTTAAATAAATTATATTATAAACCATAGTCATAACAGCAATTGGTTGTTCGCCTTCGCCATTATAATTGATTTCTGTTGAGTCTAGGAAAGAATCTCTTGCTAAATCGTTATGAGTTACGTCAGCACCCATAGCCGCTTCAACTTCTTTAGCAATCGTATCAATAGTATCGTCATAATTACTATTTGCTTTCACATACGCTTCAACTACTAAAGATAGATTCCTTTGTAATGTTCTTGTTGAACCCATTTCTAGTAATTCTGAATCTTCAGATTTTGTATAAATAATTATTGCTGGTAACTTAGAATCTTCTAAATTATAAACTCTGCTTTGAAAAACATTAGAGCCTGTAGTAGTTAGACCTGTTAAGGTTGTGCCTACTCTTTCTCTAATTTGTTGTCTGATGTGATTTGCCATTATTGTTCTTGTAATATCAAAGCTGTAATGCCTGTGTTATCAGGTTGCACATTTACAACAGAATAAGTTTTTGCACCTTTTAAAGTATTACCATCTAAATCAGTTTGTGCTGAAAAAGCTAAAGTATCACCATGACTTGCAGAAGATACATCTTTGGTTTTGCAATATGCGACAGGTGTACTGCCCTCAACTCCTACAGTCAGACCATCTGCTGATAAATATTCATCTTCAAGGATAACCTTGATAGTTGATGCAGAACCGCCTGATGGAGTATATGTAGCAGACACACCATGTCCATAAGAATCATCAAAGTAGCCATCAAAATCAGCATCAAATTCTAAAGCCATTTACTTTCCCTTTCTCCTTTTGACTTTAACTTCTGATTTTTCCAAGCCTACACTTCTATCTTTTTTTTCAGATACTTTGCCATCGGATGCTTCCGCTTTGCCATAACTAATCAAAGTATTAGCAGTATCGTTATCTATTTCGACAACATCACCAGCAGAAACTTTTTTACCATCGGCAACTGTATCTCTAAGAATTAAAACTTTCATTTTACTTTCCTTGTTTTTTGAAAGGGCAGTAGAGAAAACCCCTACTGCCTTTTCAGTTGTTAATACCATCTATTAACTTGCGTTACAGAAAGATACTGCGTGTCTTACAGCTACATCTACAGATTGTAGAGCAACGATTCTAACTGTACCTGAAGTAGAGTTAGTGAAAGGATCAACAGTTATATCTAAACCACCAAAGAACCCAATTAATAGGTCATTGAAGTTTCCGAACACATAGTTGTTAGCAGTTAATTGATTAGAAATAACTACAGGATAGCCATTTACTTGCCCATTTTCTGCTACGAACAAACCACTACCTGAATCTTTGGCAGTAGTTTTTAGAGTTCCATAGTTAGTAGGATTAATGATGTAAGCCAAGTCACCTACTAAAGCATTGTCGACAGCTATACTTGTCTCTATAGAGACCATCTCGGCAAACGTGGGAGCTGCTGCAGATGATAAAGAAACAGTATTGATACCTGAAGTATTAGTAATACCTGTTGGATTTCCGCTTGAACCACTACCTTCTAAAGCACCATCATCAATTGCAATTGCCATTGATTTAGCTAAATCATCACGAATTAAGTTTTCAACATCTAAAGATGATTGAAGCATTAATTGACGAGTAACGTCTGTGTGTACGCCAACAGTTTTTGGAGTCATAGTAACAGAACCTATTACCATTTCAGATTCACCTGAAGCGCCACCTTCTGAGCTAATGAAAGCAGCAGAAGCGGCAGATGTTTTCTTAGGAATCTTAACATCACCTGTTAAGCCATTTAGATTTGTAGCTAATGGCATTACAGCAGATGCGTTTCTGAGTACGTCAATGAAACTTTCAGGTCTAAAGTCTTGTCCAATAAGACCAGCATCGTCAGATGCGTTTAAATCCCTAGTGTTCCAATTAGCCATAACTTCAGGTGGTAACATAATACCTTGTGCAGTTCTGCCATAGTGTTTTGATGCTTGTTCTGAACATTCAAATTCAAACTCTGCATCTCTTTGCGCTTTTCTATCAGAAGGATTTGCTAAAGCATTGATTGCCTTCATAAGTGAAAATTGTCGCACCTCTTTTTTTGTCATGCCAATATCAGCAGTTTCTAAAGGTTTATCAGTCGCTATTTGATCTAATAAAATACCTCTAAATTCTTCTACTGAGTTGCCATCTTGAATAGCCTTGTCAGCTAAATCCCTTCTGTTGTGTCTAACAGCTAAATCCATAATTTCTTTTGAATTTCTTACAAATTCAGCTTTAGCTTCAGCAACAGATTGTTCTCTAACTTCATCAAGGTTTATTTCATTTTTAACTTCTTCAGTCATTGTTTTTACCTTTATTAAAGATTGTTTATCTTCAGAACGACCTACTCCTACAGCTTGAGATTGATCTGCTGGTACAGAAACAACCGATACCTCTAAAGGTGTCGTTTGCACTCTGAACATAGGCTTATCATCTTTGTTTCCTCTCATTCGTTCCATGCCATTTATTTTATAGCCAACGCTGATATTTTGACGAATACCATCTTTGACATCTTGAAAAATTTCTTCTGCAAGTTCACCTCGACCAAAGCGAACTATTGCCTTCGCACTTTTTTCAGCAGAATCAATTTCGTATCTTTCGACCACACCAATCTGTTTAGTCATGTCGTGATCTAAGAGTAAAGGACTTCTGCCACTACCAATAAAGCTAGTGTCAATGTCCTCTTCAGAATGTGAGATTATCTCCATGCCAAAATCTCTTTCAACAGGTTCTTCGGAACTAACTCCGATTCTCACTCTTCTGTTTTCTTCATCGATATAAGATGCTCTTGAAAGGTCTAAAGTTCGATAGACAATATCGGACTTATCTAGTCTTTCTTCTTCATCTTTATCTTCTTCATCATAATGAAATGGTCGAGATTCCATATCTTTTTCATCATCTTCCATTTCACCCATCATATCCTCATGTTTAGCAAATGATATTACATAAGTATCATCTGTTTCCTCAACATTGAGAATATGTCTATCTTCTTTATATTCCATAGATTTATCCTCTTTGTTTTTGGTTGATAAAGGATGCCCTTCAGGAAGTAAGTCTTGATCGTGCTTACCACCCTGAAATCTTCCATTTCGCAAAGCGAAAAGAAAACTATTTACTCGTGCATACGCCCATTGTTCAGCAGAGCCAACATTAGGTCTGACTGATGCTGGATTTGTTTTGTATGCACCTATACCCCTTTCAAATACTGAAAGGATTGTTCTGTAAGTTGTTCTTTTAGAAGCTACGTTACCTACTTCTTCATTGTGTTCTTCTACTTTTTTTCTCAAACCTTTTTCAACAGTATCAGAAACTTGTCTGTCTTGTTGTGCTTGACTAGCTGAACCTGATTCTTTTTGTTCTACATATTTGATAGCTTCTAATATTACATCTTTCATACCTTGTTCACCAAGAGTTCCTATGACTCCCCATTTTGCCTGTGCAATAACACCGCCTATGTTTGATGGTCTACCAGCTTTATCTCCTGACTTGAACTGTTTGCCATCTTCAAAATGTCTAGCCGCCCATGCTTCTCTTTCTTTAATCCATTTAATGACACCAGCAGTTTCTTCACCATCTCTTGCTTTAGTCCATAGATTAAATGCTTCGTTACCTCTAATGTTTCCACCAGCTTTATAGATATCAGGATCATTTTCTTTGACACCAGCAATGAATCCATAATCAAACTGCGGATAATTAGAGTTTCTTAAACTGATTTTTTTATCCTCACCTTTTGTTGGGAAATCAGTTGCCATCGCCACCCTCGCCACCCTGAATGTCAGCCTCAACAGGCATCTTCATTCCGAAAGGTTGAAATGCTGTTTTAACACCATATTGTTCTGCCAACTTCTGTTCTCTTTCGTGTTGCTCAAACAACTCCTCAACATCTCTACCATAGTTTGCTTGAACATCTTGAAATGTTACTAGACCTGACTGCATACCACTTATAGAAGCCATCATTTCTTTTTGTGGATCAACCCACGAAAAACTTCTTGGTATAAAGTTTGCTGAATTAGCAAACTTATCGTATCTGCTCATTGGCAAAGGTTGGTTGGTACTTGGAGATGTTGAGATAGCACCACTTGATATTGACATCTCTAACCATTTTTCAAATACAGGTCTAACGAAATGGTCAATGGTAAATCTTTGGTACAGTCTATACATCTCACGATCTTCTAATGCACCAGCTCTTAATGAACTGTAGTTTACAGAACTAAGGTCATTGGTTAAGGCGTGATAAGAAATATTTAAACCTGATGCAATACTTCTTAAAACTTGTGTGCTGAATGATTCAAAAGCTGATGTTGGATGGTCAGGATCAAAAGATTTGAAATCCATTCCAGCTGGTAGCTGTTCAAATGTTCCAGCTTCAGCGTTCATTATCGGTACGTATTCTTCATCTTCGCCATCTCCCACATAGCCATCACCATCAGGAGAAACAAAGAAACCCATCTTACTTGCTGATACTCTTGCAGAAACTATCTCTGCTTCTAGATAACCATTCAATAATTTTATATTTGCCATAGCAGATGCAGTAAATGGCACACCTCTATTTTGTTCAGGTCTGTTTGGAATGTAAGCGTGGATTAATTCTTCTGCATTTACTCTAATATGTTTTTGTGTTGCATAGTATTGGTTATCAAATGGATGATTTTTAAACAGATAATAAGCAACAGGTTTGTTACTTGCATTTAACTCAACGCCCATTTTTATTTTATTACCACCCTTTTCAGGATTGTCGTTTTTAGTTTCGTCTAAATGGTCTGCTTCTAAAAACTCTATCTGATAACCAAACTCTGAATCTCTTGACTTAACATGACGAACTAACACTTCACCATCTCTTGCTAAAGATTCAATGAATAATTTTTGACAGTCTATAAATGTTAATCTGCCATTTGTTGTGCAGTTGCCTAACCTACACCATTGATGCCATTTTTCTTCAATGATTCTGTTAGCTATTAAATCCAAACTGCCATCATCGTTTCTTGCTTTCATTGATAAACGAATACCATTGTTGCCAACAACATTGGATTGCATTAGATTTAAATATCTTTGTACATAACTATCGTTTCTTGCTAAATCTCTTGATCTATCTCTAAGCAATCGTAAATTGGTTTTTATCTCTTCATCGGCAGATGTAGATGTTTGCAAGAAGTCAGAAAATAATCTGCTGGTACTTGCACCATTGTATTTTCTTAAATTAAGAGTTTTTCTTTTTTTTGGTTTTCTTGTGAATCTGTCGTACCAAGCCATTAGAACTTAACCTCTATTGTATTACCTGACCTTTGTTTGTTTTTGATTCTAGCCTTTTTTATTTCTTCCAAATATTCAGCATGGTATCTATCTCTAAAAGTTAATAATTCATCTATCGACATTCTTGATAATGAACGACCAGCTATTGAAAAAGAAGATTGGTCTATTGATGCTCTGTTTTCTAAAACAGCTTCAATATTATCCAAGACCTTTTTTGCATGACTTCTTAAATCAGCATTGGTATTAGCTAGATTAAGAACAACTGTTGATCTGCCTGTGTCTATTCTAATTCTTTCAGAATCAGCACTTCTTGTTATATAAGCGTTCCAAATATAATCACCATCTGTATAACTAGCGGTAGTTGATGAAGCAACTTCAATAAAATATGTGCTATCGGCTTCAGTTGCAGTTATTTCAAATTGATGAGAGCCACCACCACCTGAATCTTTGTGGAATTCATAAGTAAGTGCATAAGCAGATGTGGGATAAGTGTCAGCTAAATCATCTCTACGCCACAATAATCTATCGCCTATAACAATAGTGTCAGGTTCTTGTGTTGGATAATTGGTTCTGTCAAATGCGTTGGACATACTTTAAATACAAAAATTTCTTCTAAAAAGATAGAATTAAAAAGCATTTTATCATTAAAAGATAAATAAAATTAATTTAATTTATTTGCAGATAATAGTTGTAAATCTCTGTAGATATGCTATAGTAATAATATAATTTTAATTTATAAGGAGAAAATTATGACAAATACTAAACACATAAACCTAATAAGAAAAGATAGCAAAGCAAAATTCTTATCTCTCAATGAAAAGAAAGTATTGAGAAAAATTTTGAAAAATGCTTTTGAAAATTCTAAGCCTACAGAAACTGACACTAGACAAACAGTTTCTGATATTTTAGAAAAATTAAGTGGTTCTTTTAATGTTAAATTTGAATATGAAGATCACGAAAGTCTTGCACCTTTTTTTAGGATACCTAAAAAATAAATTTGTCTTTACAAAAGAAAGCCATCTACTCAGGTGGCTTTTTTTTACCAATCATTAACCCAAGTATTTCTTCTTCTGCGATTGATAAGATTCTTTCTTTTCTCTTGTTTTGGTTGTGCTTCTTGCGATTCGCTTTTGGTTTTTATTTTATTTAGATTTGGAGAGAGAATATAAAATCCAGCAAGAGCATAAACAAAATTATCTAGTGCTTCGTTTCTTTCTCTTGTTTGTTTCCAAACCAATTTCTTTTGTCCACGATGAAACTTAATAATTCTTTTTTCTGCGGTAAGTTGTTTAAAATATTCTTCATCAACTGTACTTGGGAAATGGATATATCCAGCTTGATCTTCTTCTGCAACATTCAACCAACTAAACAAAGTATCTTTGGCTGTATCAGTTCCGATTGGATAAAGACTTACTCTTTGTCTGCCTGATTGTGTTGGTCGATTGGCAATTGGTTTTCCACTTATGCTTTGTCCTTTGACAGCAAATACTCTTCTGCCTTGTCTTGGTTTTACAAAACCATAAACGCTTTGCGTGGCATAACCTGAATCAATACAAGTAATGGCTATTTTTAATTTATGATTATTTTCTTTGGTAAATGATGATAATAAATATTCATCAAGTTCTTTCCATACTTCTAATTGGTTAGGATCACCCCAAAAGATTTTATACTCAATTACATAGACTTGATTTTCTGCTGACCAACCTACAACTTGTGCTTCTAATCTGTCTGATTGGCAATCGACACCACAAGTCAAAACTAAAACATTTTCAGGTATGGTTTCATGGTCATAGTTTTCTCTACGATTCAATAAACTATCGGATTCTATTTCTTCACCTTTTTCTGCAAAACATTCTCCTAATGATGTATTTACCCAAACTCGTAATTGTTCAGGATTATTCTTAGCAACTAAAAATGATTGTACAACTTCTTTCCATGTACGCCATGATGAATACAATTCGTTTAAATGAAAACCAGCAACATTACTTTTATTACCTTCTTGAATCCATTTGCCATTTTGCATCATGTAAGGTTTATCGGATTCATCAATAAGAACTCCACAACTTTTACAAACATAATTTACATTTTTTAAATCATCATCCCATTTGATGTTTGACCATTCTAAATGTTGATAGGTCTTACAATGTGGGCAAGGCACATGATACTTTCTTTGATCTGATGTATTCCAAGCATCTTGGATTCTACTCATGCCATCTATGGTTGGTGTAGATGTCATAATTATTTTACGATTCCAAAAGGTTGAAGTTCTTTTTCTTGCTAAATCTACAGGATCGCCTTCAGGAGTTGGTTGGTATCTATCAACCTCGTCTAGTAAAACAATCCTACATGGTCTTGATGAAAGTGATGCTGGTGAATTACTTCCTGAGATTACTACAAAACCACCACCAAATGATTTAGATAATATGGTATTGCCACTATCTCTACTTTTAGAATCTTTGACTTTACCTCTAAGAGCATCAGAAGCAGAAATCATTTTAGATAATCTTTGTGTAGAAAAGGCTCTTGCCATTTCTAGTGTTGGCATAACGACCAACATCGGTGCTGGATCGTGAGCAATATGATAGCCAAGTATGTTTAAAAGTATTTCAGTTTTACCAACTTGAGCAGATGACATGATAACAATGCTTTCAATATCTCTATCATTGAGTGTGTCCATGATGCCGCGTTGATATTCAGCACGACTTGTTTTCCATTGACCAGCTTCCGCACTAGATTCAGATGTTAAGACTCTATGAT